TAGGTGTTTCGGTATTCCCGGATTATCTTAAAACCCGTTTGACAAAAGCCCAAAACGAGGGTAGCAGTAAAGAGGTAGACTTTAAGACCAAAAACCTTAATATGTGGGTTGATGCCCCTACGGTTTGGATACAGGACGAGACATGGATGAAAAACAGCTACGGAATCAATCCGGACGAGTTAATAGGCGCTAAATGCTACGGAGGGTTAGACCTTGCCACAGGGATAGATTTAAACGCTTTCTGTTTGTATTTTCCTAAATTGAAGTTCATAAATAACCGATGGATAAGCCCAGTTTTGTGGTGGTTTTGGATACCTAAGACACAGGTTAATACGGAATACTTCGACTATACCGAGTGGGTTGAGCAGGGGTTTATTACCGTTACTGATGGTTTTTTTGAGAACATTATTGACCATAAGAAAATAGTTTACGATATTTGTGAACTGCCTAAGAAGTACCGTATAGATGCAATAGCCTTCGATCAGCGGTTAGCATATCACGGAGTAGTGCAGGAGTTGGGTGTTGTGTTTGGAACTTCCGAAAAGGAAGATTTCATACATGGCCTATACCCATTTACGCAAAGTATGCCTAACGTTTCACTAGCTACTAAGGCACTTGAAACAGAAATTCACAACTATCAATTGGAACATTTTAATAATCCAGTAGCGCGGTGGATGATGAGCAACGTAGTGTTAAAAAAAGATGCAATAGGTCAGATAATGCCAGACAAAAGCAAGAGCCAATACAAGATTGACGGGGTTGCGGCTTTGGTAGATGCAAAGGCCGTTGATCTACGCATGGACTCAGTAGGAAATATTGAAACTCAGGCTATGGCTATTTAGCCCGGTGCCTGCTTCTTAAATTTTTGTAAGCTTGGTAAGACTTGTACGGTTTAAAACCTATCTTACTTTCAATCTCATCGTTAACTTTATGGAATGCCACTTTTATGCTGTGGCAGTTCGGTAGTTCATTTTCTACCGATTGATTAAACACAGTAAACTTTCTGTTCTCACTCATACGGTAACTTTTAGTTACCACAAATTTATATAGTTTATCCCACTTTGGGAAATTTTCCAGTATTAAGATAGTAATTTTGCATTCAATATGGCGGGAAAATTCCAGGAGTTATTTAATAAATACATTGGGGATACCGAATCGAGGTATGTAAACCTTGAAAACCCTAAGACGCCCATTAACGGGTGGACTTTAGATCAGGCTTTAGGCGGTAATATTTCCGGCACTGGTCGTTCAATCTCTCCACATTCAGCACTCACACTTTCAGCCGTATATCGTGCGGTAAACATTAAAGCAGGTTTTATTTCATCGCTACCGTTTCAGGTGTTCCGCAAAACACCAAAAGGCCGCGTACTTGTTACCGATCACCCTGTTAGCTATCTGTTAAGCCGTAAGCCAAACGAGAAAATGAGCAAGACCGTGTTCTTTGACAGAGCTATGCAGCATTTTGAATTGCTTGGTAATCACTTTGCGTACATAAAGAAAAACGGCATTGGCAAACCTGTAGAAATTATTCTCTTACATGATAAAGATGTAGAACCAATAGAAGGTCAGAATAGATTAGTATACAAAGTTAAAGGCTTTGAGGATTATATTTCTTCTGACAACATGATACACGTACCCAACATGGGAGACGGGGTTAACGGCAAGTCGGTCTTATCATACATGCGTGAAGATGCTTCATTAATGATGGATGTACGGGGTTACGGGGAGTCTTTCTTCGGTCGTGGAGGTAAGCCGGCTGGCCTGTTGATACCAAAGCAACAAGTAACAGCAACAGGACGCCAGGAAATGAAGGAGTCTTTTACAGCCGCAAAGAAACAGGGCGGTGAAGTTGCTATGCCTTTTGGATGGGAGTATCAACAGATTTCTATCCCGCCAAAAGATGCGGATTGGGTAACTACTAATGACTTCGCTATTTCAACTATCGCGCGGTGGTTCGGGGTACCTACTCAGAAGCTTGGCGACTCATCCGTGAAGTATAGCAACGTAGAATTTATGGGCATTGAGTTCTTACAGGACACAATGGCCCCAATAGCAGCAAAATTTGAGAACGAATATACAAACAAGCTTTTTGCCCTTTCAAGTGAACAAGATTATTACGTTGAATTTAATCTTGACGCTTATCTCAGGGCTGATAGTGTTAGCAAAGCTGAAGCAATTGCCAAGCGTATACAAAATGCACAGCTTACCCCTAACGAAGGTAGGGCACTCGATAACCGCGAAGCTATGGAAGGCGGGGATGACCTATTCATACAGGGCGCAACGGTACCGCTATCACTTCAAAAGGATATGCTTGCAACAAAACCAGCGGCAACGCGGCAATCTCTTAGAAAGAAAATTGTCGAGGCTGTAAAAAAGGGCCAAGACCCACAATTGATTATAGAAGGTATTTTAGGTAATGACGGTAAAGGATATTAACAATGGCAGCGACACATACACCAACATGTAATCCGGTTTTAATAACGGTTAGTGGTACAAGTAATAACACAATAGACCTTACAAATATTTTGCGGGGTAACGAGGTTCTGATTGAATGGGTAAGCGGTACGGCAGTACAGTTTAACACCCAGGGGGCAGTAGTTGCGGCAAGTGCAACGCTAAATACAACACAAAGTAAACTTATTCTACCTGCACAAAAGCAGGATTATTTGAATTGCAAAGGTGGGGCGGGGAGTGAAACATTTATTTTGACGGCACTATGAAAGATTACATAAAAAACTATACAGATGCTGAGAGGCGGTTTTTTACCGAGCCTGTAGCATTTGAAAAACGTGAAGATGGAGTTGATGAAAACGTTATCGAGGGATATGCGGCTGTATTTAATAAGAACTCTGAAGACTTTGGCGGATGGCATGAGCGCATTGCACCGGGCGCATTTTCAGATGTGCTTGAAGATAACGCAGTGGCTTTATTCAACCATGATATGAACCTAGTGCTTGGTCGCAACGGGGTAAACGTATCACTCACACAAGACGAAAACGGATTAAAATATAAAGTACAACTACCTGACACTTCTTTAGCTAAAGATTTACGGGAACTTGTAAAAAAAGGAATTATACATCAAAGCTCTTTTGCCTTTACAGTGGCCGAGCAGGAATGGAAGCACAACGACAAGCAACCATCTGTAAGGACTATTACAAGGATCAAAAGGCTTTATGATGTAAGCCCAGTAACATCACCGGCTTATCCGGATGCTACTGTAGGCGCACGATCTTTTGAGGCTAATAAGCCTAAAGAGGAGGAGCAGGGCGAAACAATGACCCCTGAATTATTGGATTGGTTTATTAAAATAAAAAACGTTTAACGAGATGAAAGTAGAACTAAAATCACTTTTCGATAAGAAAGGTAAAATCGTAAACGAGATGAAAGATGCTTATCGTCTCGTTTCACAGAGAAAAGAAAACACTCCCACAGCGGAGGAAAAGGCAAAATTTAATGCCTGGGATGCAGAACTTTTAGAAGTTCAGGAGCAGATCGATTTTCACCAGCGTATGGATAGACTCAATCTGATTGAGGAAGCCAGCGCAGGCGTAAAAATTGAATCTGAAAGCAACAAAGAGAAGAAGTTTAACGAAAACGCTTCAAGCTCTGAAAAACGCGAGGCTATTGCAAAGTCAAAGGCTAAAGGTTACACTGCCCTTAGTGATGAGGAGCGCGCAATCGTAGACGCTGACTTGCGTGACATGAAGGTATTTGAAAACTTCCTTCGCGGCCGTCAGTTGAACCAAGAGGAAACCAGAATCATGAACGGATATCGTGAAAAGCGTTTAGGTTCAGGTCAATCTTTGACAACTACTGCCGGAGGTTACACAGTACCTGAAGGTTTTGCCGGTCGGATTGTAGAATACATGGAAATGGTTTCTGACCTTCCTAAATGGGCAAACATTATCAGAACAGACACAGGTAACACGATTCCTTTCCCTATCAATGATGACACTAGCAATACTGGTGAGTTGATTGGTGAAGGTTCTGACCTTTCAAGTGCTTCTGCTGACTTAGTATTTTCAGTTTACAACTTAGGGGCTTACAAAATGAGTTCTAAGATGGTAACTGTATCAAGCGAACTTGCACAGGACAACGGGGTAAACCTTGTTGACTATCTTGCAAAGCGTCTTGGTATCCGTACCGGTAAAATTGCGAATTACTACTGGACGGTAGGTACTGGAAGCTCACAGCCTAAAGGATTTTTGCAAACACGCGGTAAAGTAACGTCTTCGACTTCTACTTTCACGCTTGCTGAGGTTGCTGAATTCCAGGATTCAATCGATCCTGCATACAGAGGCGGTAGCAAAGTAGCGTTCTCAATGAACTCTGCTATTCTTGCTGAATTGAAAGGTTTGGCACTTGCTTCTGATAAATTCGGTAGCGTATGGGCACCTTCTTTCCGTGATGCTGACCCTGATAGAATATTAGGTAAGCCTTATTTCTTCAATCAGGACATGAGCGCAACATCTGCAACAGGTGATAAGATTATTGCCTTTGGAGATTGGAGTAAATTTAATATCCGTATTGTAAATGACATTACTTTAACGGTATTGTCTTAGCGTTATGCAGAGTACGACAAGGCAGCTTATGTTTCTTTGATGAGAACT